AAAGGCCTTGGAATAGTCTTCGACCGTAACCGTTGGATTTTCGCCGCCGGTCAATGCTCCTGCGGCCTCTGCTATATTTTCCAATGCGCCGGTGCCATCCCCCGTAAGCGCGAAATCGATATACTTGCTTTGGGCGCACGCCGCGACAAGATTTTCGGGTTCTTTTGCGCCGTCTGCGTCGAAAACGAAGGTTTCAACTAGCGCGGTACCGCGGTAAATATTGACTTCCTTTTTGGAGGAATCGCCGATTTTGGGGAGTAACGACAAGCCGATTGTTTGTGTTCCTTCGTACTTAGCGAAGGCGGTTACGGCGTCGCCATCGGCGTTCTGCAACACCAGAGAGGCTTTTTTACCGCCGCTCCCCATCCGGTACGTGTAGACGGTAGTCGCGCCGCCGTCGAACATCGCTTGTGCGGCGGGGACTGTATATCCCTCGCCATATTCGCCGGAACCATAGTTGCCGATCAGCTCTCCGTAAGAGTTGCGCACAACCACCCCGAGCGGTCCCCACTTCGCTTGGATCGGGATCGCGCAGATGCCGTCCTGTGCGCCGGGGGTTGCGGATAACCCAATATTAGAATAGCGTTGATACACGCCTGGGCGGATTTTGGTTTCGCCCTCGTTGTAAAAAATCGCCACAATTACACCTCCTGATTTCGGAATATATTAACAATTCGTTTCGCTTCGGGGAGAGTCGCGAACGGCTTGTTAGCAATACGTAAAGCGGTCAAAACCACCGCTTTCGACGTGCCAAACACTTCATAATGTTCAGCCAACTGTGATGCAGAATAGACCGGTTCAGCGGCTGTTTTGGTTGGCTTACTCGTCAGTTTCTTCTCCTGTTCCGGAAAGACTTTCGGTTCTTGTACCTGTTCCATTTTGAACACCTCTCTGTTTCCAAACATAGTAAATATGGTTTAATAGATTGTCTAGTTTTCTGTAGACAATCACCCCATAAGTTGCTTCTACTGTAATCTGTCCTGTTCGTAGAGCATCCGCACCCATATCGATTGAGTTATTCCGATCGACCATAATAGGGCTTTCACCTTGCCGCAAAAGCCGTCGGTCATAGTACAATTTTTGGACAATCTGGTCAGCCAATTCGGCGGCGGCGTTGCCGTCGACAGCAAACACGTGCCCCATGACGACAGCTGTTCGCCAAATAGTTTGGTGGGTGTCTGGAATCCAGCCAGCGGGCTGTACCTGGTGAACCCGCCAATAAATAGCCGGGTTTTCCTCGCTTGGTTTCCATGCAGCAGCCGGAACTTCCCGATTTAGTACCACAATTTTCGGGAAAGAAAGGGCAGTCCATTCGTTCAGACGCTCGATCACATCGGGATTAACTGTTGTTCGCATTGGAATGGCGAGCAATTCAAACAGTAGCGTAACGCCGTTTATCTGCTCATTTGGTTCCGAAAAGTACCGAGAATCTACCCATTGGGCGGCCATTGTGTGCCCTTCGTCGGTAAAAAAGTAGCCGTCGACAAGAGAACGGACAAGCGGCTCATAGGTTTCGGGCAGTTGTTTACCGCTCTCGCACTGCACATCAATGCTCAAACTGCCGCCCATTTTCCGCGCTGGATCGTTCTGCACATCGAGCGCAAAAATCAGACGCCCATACTGAGGACCGTTCGCCCAAAGGGGATCTGTATCGGCTGGAGCCTCCTGGTGGAAGATCGCTGGTTTTCCAGCATAGCGAGTAAGCAGCGTAGAAAGTTCAGAATTTGCGCATAAGTGCGCGTAAATGGCCTTATCAATCATCTTAAATACGGCTCCTGATAAATTCGTTGAATTTCGGGCAAGGCGCGTTGCCGAATGCGTTCTTGGTGCGGACGCGCCGCCATACGGCCAGTTCCGTGTTCCAAATAATCGCCCAACAAATGCCCGTTAGAAACCGCAACCCGGCTTTCAATCCGAGAGATAAAAGCGTGGCCGGTAACCCGCCCGGTCGCAATCCAGCTATTGCGAAATGTTCCAGTACGCACAGCGGGGGGCTGACCTCCAACCGACGCCGAATACTTGGTTTTTGTGCCCGGTATATAATATCTTTTTCCGCTCCGTTGTCCTGCCAAGATATCTAAAGCAGCATTACGCAATGCATTGGCTCCACGATAGCAGCGTATTTTTAATTGGTCTTGAATGCGTCGATTAGATCGGTCAATAATCAAGAAAAAATCAGCGTCGGCGCTCATTGCAGATCGCTCCTTTCCTCGGTAAGATACACTCGAAAACGTCCTAGTTCAGCCGGATCGCGCACATTTTGCACCAAAAAGAACCGTTTCTTTGCCTCTATGCTGGTTTGCAGCTCTAAAATATCGGTTGGTTTAGCACAAATTTCGGCACCAACTTGTATCACTTTATGTGTAATCGAATGCTCTAGCTGCTTCCATTGCGCTTGTTCGGAAGGAGTTGCTTGTGCAACAATACCGAGAATCTCGCCAACGGAAGTCAACGATCCTGTCAGTGGTCTGCCATTGTCCGAGATTTCGCCATTCCGTTTCCAAACCGTAAACCGTTGAAAGCCTTGGCCAGGTCTCAATATTGCACGAAACATCTTAAAATCTCCCTAGAATCGACGCAGATTAGCGTGTAAGTCATTGTAAAAGTACGGCTTACCCCTCAGCGCGTTTTTGTGAATCAAAGGGGCCGCCGTAATGGAGACTGCCTTTTCCTCTTCCTCTTTCAGCATCGCTTTCCAGCGGTCGAACCGTTGACTAAGCGAGTAAGACAGATTATCGACTTCGGTATCGACTTCGTAAGAAAGTTTCATAACAATCGCACGCAGACAAGCGAGTTTCGCTTTTGCCCAATCTTTGTGCTGATTAAGCATTGCGGTATACTCTTCGTCGCAAAGTGGACTAGTTAGCGCACCGTTATCTATAACCGTATCCCCCAATTCAAACCGCATTTTATCCACGCCGTTTTGATTCAACTTCATAGGGTCATAGCTGTATGTCGCCATTCTCGCCACCTACTTTTTTCCACGTTTCGGCGATTGTTCGGGGGATTCTGGTTCGGCTCTTTCCTCTTCCGCCACTTCCGGTTTGACGGATTCAGCAGCTTCCGGCGTAACAATTTCTGGATTATCGATTCCCGTTATTTCCGGTGTTTCTGCCAGATAACCATTCAGAATAAACCATCGAACCAGACTTGGCATGACAAGTTCATCCGGTACTTTTTCGCCAATTCGGAACATAAATCCGCCAAAGTTACACGGTTTCAATGCGTAGAAAGCCATATCAGCACCTTCTTTCTTACGCGCAATCTTTCAAGAAAATGGCTAAATCGTCAGCAGTTTTCTTCATGTCAGCGGCAAACAACCCTTCGATAAATTCCGTGTGGGTGCCGTTCTCACCCTGGTACTGTTGGACCGGCATATACTGCCCATTCCCCAGCATATCCCAGGTAAAAATATACCCGGCGGACGGCTCATCAATCGCGGGCGCGCTGGTCGCGTAGGCCAGCAAGGCGCATTTTGGATCGCAGATAAACGCCATATCTTCCGGCCCGCCCAACGATCCACGGTTATAGATGGCCGACAAAACCATCACTTTTTCAATACCAAATAATTCAGCTAAAACGCGTTCATTGACGGTAGCAGGGTTTGCCGTAGAGCCGCCAAATTTGACACGTTCTACAACCATCGGGTTATTTTTCAGCGCCAAAAACGCCTCTTTTCCCAACGCCAAGCGGTTCGGGCGGCGCCCGGTATTCTGCTCCACGTCGGTGCAAAGGGTGTCAAACAGCTCGACCGGATTGCAATTATTATCCGAGAACTTGATAAAGGTCTGGTTGGAGGCATCGTAGGAAGTGCCGCCGGTCCATTCGTTGCCCCAGACACCTGTCTGGAAGAAATGTTCAGCGAACAAAAGATCTTGATGTAGATTGATTTGTTCTGCAATAAATCGCACTTTTGCCGCACGCGGATCGGCGACGCCGGGCGCACCCGAGCGCTGATAATCCAGCGCGTAGATCTGATCGATACCAACCAGGATTTGGTCAACTTTGCAAGCGTAAGTATCATCGGTCAAGCCCATTTGTGCCGGTGAAACCTTGCCGAAAAGAGGTTTTCGGGCCATATTATCGCGCAAAAGCGACGCTTTATCGAAGCGGTAATAATGGGCGCTGGAAAGCGGGACTGGGCAAATCGGAAAGATGGCTTTGGCCGCGTAGCGACTGGCGTCTTGGAAATAAGCCATCGAGAGATTGGTTAAGTAAATGTTTGGCTTAAAATTCCCTTTGGCAATTTGAACCGAGAGGGAAGTCGAGTTAATCGAATTCACAGAAGATACCTCCTTTATGTTAAGTAGTTCGTTCAATAATTGCAGAAATCAGCTCGTCCGCAGCCGTTGCGGATTCTAATGCAAGCGCAACCGTTGCGCCGCTCGTCGTCGGGATAAGTGCGCCGTTGGCGTCAGGAGCGAGACGGTCACCGGCTTGAATCGCCGCGCCAGCCTTGACCAAGCCGATGGCCGAAATCTGTACTGAAACATCCTCGCCGGC